CCAATGTGAAAACGGCTTTTTGAGCCGTTTTTCGCATCAGCAAGCCGTAATCTAATCACTTAATGTAAATACGATTACCGAAGCCAAAAGGAGTAATCTAATGACTACGAAATTTGAACAACTCATTGAGTTTATCATCAATGATGAAGAAGGTAAAGCGAAGGAACTTTTCCACAGTATCGTTGTAGAAAAGAGCCGTGAAATCTATGAAGAGCTAGATGCAGAAATGCAGGAAGGCGATGGCGTTAGCGATGATCAAGTTGGTGAATTCGTTGATGCTGTAGAAGCAGAAGAAATGGCACCAGTTGCTGAAGCCGGCGAAGATGAAATGCCAGCTGAATTTGGTGGCGAAGAAGGCGGCGAGCCAGCAATGGGTGACGAAATGGGCGCAGAACCTGCAATGGGTGATGAGCTAGGTGGCGAAGAAGGCGGTGAATTTGGTGGTGATGCAGAAGCCGGTGAAATGGGCGAAGCTGATCTAGAAGACCGCGTTGTTGACCTAGAAGACGCTCTAGACGAACTAAAAGCTGAATTTGACACACTAGTTGGCGACGAAGGTGCCGCTGATGAACTAGGTGGTGATGAAGCCGGCGACGAATTTGGTGGCGAAGAAGGTGGTGAATTTGGCGGTGAAGAAGGTGGTGAAGTTGCCCCTGAAGCCGGCGAAGAAGAGCCAGTTGCTGCTGAAAGCATCGTTCGCGAATACACAGAAAAAGCTCCTACACCAGTATCAAGCGAAGAAGGCGGCGTAAACAAGAAGTCCCCAATCATTAGCGGTAAGAATGACATGGGCGGCACAACCGCTAACATCGCTAAGGGCGGCGGCGAAACAACTCGTCCAGCACCAACAGCAAAGGACATGGGTTACAAGGGTCCTAAGGAAGCTGCTAAGGGTGCTTTCAAGTCGAACGCTCCTAAGCCAAAGACCGGTGAAGAAAGCGGCGTAAACAAGAAGAGCGCAGTCTAAGCTTAAATGTCTACCTATCTAAGAGAAAATCTTTCGTACGATCAGGCTCGGATTATCACCGAGTCTGATTCGGACGGTAAGAATCTTTATATGAAGGGTATCTGCATTCAAGGCGGTGTTCGCAATGCTAATCAACGTCTTTACCCAGTCCATGAAATTTCAAAGGCTGTAAAGGCAATTGCTGAACAAGTAACAAGTGGCTATTCAGTCCTGGGCGAAGTTGATCACCCAGATGATTTGAAGATCAATCTTGATCGCGTTAGTCACATGATGACTGAGATGTGGATGGACGGACCTAACGGATATGGCAAGCTAAAAATTCTGCCTACGCCAATGGGTCATTTAGTAAAGACTATGCTAGAAAGCGGCGTTAAGCTCGGTGTTAGCAGCCGCGGATCTGGAAATGTAAATGAATCAAGCGGTGAAGTTTCAGATTTTGAAATCATCACTGTAGATATTGTAGCTCAACCAAGCGCACCTAACGCATACCCACACGCAATTTACGAAAGTTTGTTAAACATGAAATATGGTCATAACACACTTGAGATTGCAACAGACGCGAGTGGAGATCAAAGGGTGCAAAAGTATCTCAAAGAACAGGTTGTTCGATTAATTAAAGACCTGAAACTAAAGTAGGAGATATACCAATGTTAGACGCTCTCAAGCCATTATTTGACAGTGGTCTTCTAAACGAAGAGACACGTTCTGCCATCGGCGAAGCATGGGAAACCCAGCTAACCGAAGCCAAGGAAGTGCTCCGTGCAGAAATCCGCGAAGAGTTCGCGCGTCGTTATGATCACGACAAGGAACTGATGGTTGAAGCTCTCGACAAAATGGTATCTGAAACATTGACAGCCGAAGTGAAGAAAGTCAAGGCCGAGCAAGATTCTCTCAAAGAAGATCGTGTTAAGCTAGCAACAAAGATGACTACACTAGGCGGTAAGTTTCAAGATTTCATGGTAACAAAGCTAGCTGAAGAAATCAAGGAATTCCGTAAGGACCGTAAGAACTTCAACGAACAGTCAAGCAAGATTGAGAACTTCGTGTTCAAAGCACTTGCAGAAGAGCTAGCAGAATTCACTCAAGACAAGCGTGACCTAGCCGAAGCCAAAGTTAAATTAGTGGCAGAAGGTAAGGGTAAGATTGCGAAGCTACAGAAGGCATTTGTGGCTCGCAGTTCGAAGTTGGTTGGTGAAGCAATTACCAAACAGTTAAGAGCCGAACTAAAGCAATTGCAAGAAGATATTTCCGCAGCGCGTAAGAATTCGTTTGGTCGCAAGATTTTTGAAGCATTTGCGACTGAGTTTTCAGCTACTCATCTTAATGAGAACGCTGAGCTGCGTAAGTTATACAACATCATCAGCAGGAAGGATGGCCAACTTGCTGAAGCTCAGAAGGCTGTTGCCGATAAGGCAGCACTTGTTGAGTCGAAGAATCAGGAACTGAAGAACATCCAGAATCGTAACGCTCGAAACAAGATTCTTGTCGAAATGCTTGGTACTCTAAACAAGGAAAAGCAAAGCGTCATGCGTCAACTGCTAGAGAATGTACAGACGGATAGACTGAAGACTGCCTTCGAAAAGTATCTACCTGCCGTCCTTAACGAAACTGCAAAGCCAGCTGCAAAGCCAGCCCTAACAGAATCGAAGGTCGTTACAGGTGACAAGACTGCAAAGCCTACGAAGGAAGACACTGACAACATCGTCGATATTCGTAAGTTGGCAGGATTAAAATAACCACAGTTAGGAGAAACAAGAAATGACAACTGCTCTGTTAGAAAGTCGTTGGGGCGAAACCAAAGAGGCACTATTAGAAGGTCTCCAAGGCAACAAGCGCACCAGCATGAGTGTTGTACTAGAAAACACTCGCAAGTACCTGAAGGAAAGTGCAACAGCAGGTGGTACATCTGCAGGTAACGTTGCCACGCTTAACCGTGTGATCCTGCCAGTAATTCGACGTGTTATGCCAACGGTTATCGCCAATGAACTTATCGGCGTGCAACCAATGACAGGCCCAGTCGGACAGATCCACACGCTGCGCGTTCGTTACGCAGAAACAACCGATGACACGTCAGGTGGAAACACAGACACAGTCGCTGGTGATGAAGCACTAAGCCCATTCAAGATTGCAACAGCATATTCGGGCAACTTAGCTGACGCTAAGGCTGGCACAACCGCAGCCTATGAAGGTCTAGCTGGTCGCAAGATGTCTGTGCAAATCCTGAAGCAAATGGTTGAAGCTAAGACTCGTAAGCTATCGGCACGTTGGACGTTTGAAGCAGCACAAGACGCCCAAGCAATGCACGGTATTGACGTCGAAGCAGAAATCATGGCTGCACTAGCACAAGAAATCACAGCAGAAATCGACCAGGAAATTCTGGCATCGCTGCGTGCTCTAGCTAGCACAGACTTTGCGTATGACCAAGCCGCTGTTAGTGGTGTTGCAACATTCGTCGGTGACGAACACGCCGCCCTAGCAATTCTGATCAACAGAATGGCAAACAAGATTGCTCAGCGTACACGTCGTGGCGCTGGTAATTGGGTTGTTGTGAGCCCACAAGCTCTTACAGTCCTGCAATCGGCAACAACTTCAGCTTTTGCTCGTACAACTGAAGGTACATTCGAAGCACCTACCAACCAGAAGTTTGTCGGTACGCTGAACAGCTCGATGCGTGTTTATGTTGACACATACGCTTCGGACAGCACACCGGTTCTAGTTGGATACAAGGGCTCGAGCGAATCAGACGCAGCAGCATTCTATTGCCCATACATTCCATTGATGAGCAGTGGTGTTGTGCTTGATCCGTCGACCTTCGAACCAGTCGTAAGCTTTATGACACGTTATGGCTATGTTGAACTTGTTAACACAGCATCGTCGCTAGGTAATGCAGGCGACTATCTGGGTGAGATCAGCGTTGCTAACCTAACGTTCCAATAAGCAAAGAAGAAAAGAAGCAACATTTCCTAGGGATGGGAAGAACAGAAAGGGCCGAAAGGCCCTTTTTGTTTGGCTGGCTAAATATGATTACAGGAGTGTTGCAATGTCCAAAATTACCGAAGACCTTAAGAAATCACTTAGTATTCTTAGTGAAGAACCCGGCGGCTGGGTTGCCGGCGCAGATAAATCATCTGCTCGTAAAGTTTATTCCGGTAGAGAAGAAGCTATTCTTAAACAAGTTGATGCTCTTCTTAGCAAGTTTGGATTAGAAGTTGTCTTCAACCGCGATGATGCAAACGACATAACCTTTGATGTTCGAAAGAAGATCGTAGTAAAAGGCTGGCGTTAAGCTAGAATGTTTTTATTGCGTTGGTAGTAGGCGGTGCGTTCTTCTTTACCGTTCCATCCACCGTTGATACGATAGGTTATACCATCAATGTCATCATCGTCTGCTAAACGATTAAGACGATTGCGATTCCAAAACCAACAAGCAACTTCAACAGCTACTTCTGGTTTTTGATCAGAACCAACAATCCACGGATGCTGAATTAAAAAGTCGCTACCATAGATATCATTGCTAGCAATAGTATAATTACTTCTGCCAGTAATCTGCATAATACCACGGCCGCGAAATGCATAACCATCGCCACTCTCTGTTGGTCCATTACCCATGCGATTAGCATAGACAATGTTAGCAATTACCTCTGGTTGGCGCTCGCATTGTGCTGCCCTGTCAGCAGTAAAATATTTAGAGAAGACACGAAGCAATCCTGACGCTGAATAATTGAGATTTTCTTCTAGCACAGTGAAGTCTGCACTTTCATGAGCGCATTGTGCCATGAAGGCTGCTACGCGATTTACGGTATTAATTTGATATCGTGTAAGACTGTCTAACAAAACAGGATGCCACACCGCAGCACTTCTATCACGAGGGAGCATTGCAATAACTTTGTCAACAGTAAAATCGTTTGCAAGGTCAAATGTCATGCAATTATTTATCAAAATTTGTGTTATTTTGCTTTGTAAAATACAAGTCTAGCATAAATACCAGGATACCGGAGTGTTTTTCAATGCCTAACTCATTTATTCCAGCAGACACCTTTGCATACCGTCATCATGATCACGACGATGATGATGAAAATAGACCAGTTCCTAAAATTCTTTTTGTTCTTAAAAAGCGCGAATTAGGAAATCAAAGCTATTCATACGGTACCGACCTTTCAACCGGTCTTCTAAATTCAGCAACCTTTGTCTATCAGATGTTGTTAGACATGGGTGTAGATACAAAACTTGTTATTGCTGATGATAATAACAGCATTGATCGCGAAGTAACAGAATATCGCCCAACGCACGTTATCCTTGAGGCGCTATGGGTAGTTCCGCCGAAGTTTGATGTTCTAATTCCATTACACCCAACAGTGAAATGGATCGTTCGTATTCACAGTGAAATTCCGTTCATCGCAAACGAAGGCATTGCAATGCAATGGCTCATAGAATACGCACTCTATCCTAATGTTTCAATCTCGTGTAATGCTCCGCGTATCTACAAAGCAGTTGAATTTTTGTTTCGCTGTCGCTTCGGATGGGATAGACGCGAGATGTCAAAGCATTTAAGCTATCTACCTAACTTTTATCCGCAAGAGTATGAACGCAAGCGCATTGACAATAGTTCAGACGAAGTTAATGTAGCTTGCTTTGGTGCAGTTCGTCCGTTTAAAAATCATCTGAATCAGGCAATTGCTGCTTTACAGTTTGCAACTTTTCTAGATAAGAAACTCAAGTTTCATATCAATGGTGATCGCATGGAGCAAGGTGGCGATCCGGTGATGAAAAATCTAGTAGAGTTGTTTA